ATAGCGTGGTTATAGGAATCAATGGGTGTAGCCGATTTTTTTTCTAACCAGCAATAATTATTTAACTCTTTTATTAATTCCGTGCTTTCAGGGTCTATAATTAAATCAAAGTCCTGAAGTAATGCTATTCCGTATGTTACAGAACCTTGACCTTTAATAGCTGAAACAATATTATTATTCATTTTAAGTTCTGTTATTAGTCTCGGTTCTGCGCTATCAGCAACTATTAAATTATCTTTAGCACACCTTTTATTTAACTCCGATATTTGCGAAGTTGTTAAACCTTTTTTGTAATAATGTAACTTTAAATAAATTCGTTTATTGGTTTTGTCTATTGACGTTTCTACTAACGTTGTTGGGTCCGCACTAAATCCAAAATCTTGACCAAATACACTTGTACTTACTTGAACAAAATTACCTATTTGCCAATTTGAAAAAACAACCCCTTCGGCTTTATCTAACCAACCGCCTAAAATTTGATGCTTATATTTTTCAGGTCTACGAAGCTTTATATTTTCTATTTGATTAATATAACTTTCGCTTAAATTATCCAAGTTGTCTAAGTAGGTAGTGTGAATATAAGTAACATCTTCTTTAATACCGTTAAACCCTTCCTGTATTCCCCTATCTTCAAAGAAGCGTTTATATATCCAATGTTCTTTTGTTGCTGGGTTTAAAATAAGAATAACACGGTTTTGTTTGCCCTTTTGCCTAATTGATAAATCTATTTTATCAAATGTTTCTTCGTCTATTAATTCTTCAGCTTCGTCTAATACCCATGTAGTAACACCTTGTAAAGATTTTAAGTTCGCGGTTTGATCACCTGAACTTGTTTTAATACCTCTAAATATTATATCGGTATTGGAACTTATGTTTTTAATTTCGGTTTTGTTAATTTCAAAGAATGGATTGGCTTTCATTAACTCAATCTTTTCTTGAAATTCAGGAATGATTGATAAATGTGCGCTTGTCATCGTTTGTCTTGTGAATAGTATTTTATGATCAGGTTCAAAAGATAACCCGCAAAGATAGGACGCAACCCCAAATGATTTAGAAGATCCCCTACCACCCGTGACTATAAAGTAACGGGTATTGTTATTAATTAAAGGATAGTATTTACGGTTTAAGACTATCAAATTTCAATACTTCTTTTAAATCAAAGTTATTAACAGTAACTAAACTTTCAGTTGTTTGTTGTGGTGCGCCGTAACCTGAATCCATTAGGGCTTTATACGCGTTTACATCCCCGTCACGGGCTTTTTTAATTAGCGCTAACGTCATTAAATCCTCTTGGCTCATTGTTTGGCTTTCACCTGTTAACGGGTTCTTTAGATTTTGGTTTACTTCTAACCAATACTTTGCTATTGTGCTTCGGTTCTTTGATCCTTTCGGGCGTCCGTTTGGATTTCCGCTTTCGCCTTTTTCCCAACGTGGTTCAATATCTTTATTTGCCATTTGATTGTTGTTTTCTCGTTGTTTATTTTAAACTCCTTTGATAGGTACATTAACTTTTTTTGCATTAAGCAAATCAATTATTTTTTTCTGTTTCGTATGTTTCAAAAACTGTTCTTAGTTGTTCTATTTTTTCGCGTAAACAACTTGAACATGAAGTAGGTTCGTTTCTAACTTTGAATATTCTACTGTGAATTTTTAACATTGTAGATTGTTCCGTTGGTTTTACTTCAAGCGTGTTTTTTTCAAACCATGCTTTTAAATATTCGTATTCCGGTTGATCTAAGCATTCCGGTTTACGATATGGAAATAATTTATTTAGCTTGTTTTTTCTTTCGTCACATCCACAATCTTCACCTAAAATAAACTTTGCTATTTTTGCTATTCCTGTTTTTTCTAAAACTTGTTCTACTGTGTCACCTAATCCGATGGCTTTTTTTCTTGGTCGTCCCATAATTTATTTAATTTTTAATTCGTTCAATAACATAATTCTTTGGATATACTGCAACGCATTTAGAAGTTTTACACCCCTCACGTGAATAAATTACCGTGCAATCATTTATAAAATCTACAATCATTTCACCAGGAATTGATAAAAAGTGTTCTGCATAATCAGGTCTTACAACTCTAATATACGTCATTTTAGTTCTGCATTTTTCTTCTTCTTCCATAATTTATTTTATTAATTCATAATCTTGGTTAATATAATCTTCGTAATGCTCTTTTACTTCAAATCTAAGCGACTTTTTGCAGTTTGTTATCGTGGAATATATACTTTTAAAACTAATGCCTGTAACGGCGCTTATTTGTCTGTAGCTTAATCCTGAATCCCTGTACAAATTAAATAACATTTGATCGTACCAATGCCAACTTTTTATTGTTTCTGTTATTAATTCTTCAATTCTATTTTTTGCGCTTGTTTTTTCTTCTGTTTCGCTAACATCTTTTAATTGGATGGCTTCCGTAATACTTACTTTTACTAATCTTAGTTTTGTTTTTTGATAGTCAACAAACATATTTCGTAAAATAATCCAAATATAACCTTTGTAAATTTTGCCGCTTTTATAAAACTTTTCCGCGTTTTCCTGCTGAATTAATTTTATATACATTTCTTGTACTATGTCTTCAGTATAAAACGTTTCACCAAAACCGCGCACAATTTTAATCCACTCTTTGTGGTGCTTCGATAAGTCGTTTAATAGTTCTTCATTCACTTTTACAAAGTTAGTATAAATTTATACGCTAAAATAATTAATAAAACTATTATTACACGTTTTAAACTTTTCAACATTTCCGTTTCGTTAAATATCCACTTACTGAATTTTGTTGAACGCATCCACCAGCATAAAAGCAAAACAACCCTATCCAAAAAGAATAAGGTTGCCAGCAAAGGAAATAAAAGTAATTCAATTAATATTCTCATTTTTCATTTTTGTAATACCAAATTAATAAAAAAGCTATTCCAATTAAGTAAATAAACCAAATTGAAATAGCAATATTTTTTAATAACATTGTTCGCGTTTAATTTGATAATTCAAATCTTCGTGCCACTCCAGTAAATCATTTTCCCAAACTTCCATATCAAAACCGCATAATTCAGGTTCGTTAAAAACAATTTCTTCAATAGCTTCACAAACTAATTTTCTGTTGCGCTGGTTTAAAAATCCGCTTTTAAATACGTGCTCCCAATCGTATTGATCTAATCTTAAATCTACGCTATCAATCACGTGTTCGCCACAATCCAACGTAATATTAAAAGATACTTCGCCGCAAAAATTCATTTGCTTGGATCCTATTTCGATATTGAAATAAACATCGTTATCGCAAAACTCTAAATTTACGATCTTGAAATTTCTGTTTTTAAATTCTACTGTTTTCATATTGCTTTAATTAATAATTTCTTCAAATTTAATATAAGTTTTTTAATAAACAATACTTTTTAAAAAAAAAACGTGAAATTTTTTAGGTTTCACGCTTTTAGATTTACATTCCTTTTTTGTTTAAGTACCCAGCTATCCGTTGAATTGTTCGACTTGTAACCGATTTCCCGTTTAAAAATACGTGAATGTTTGATTGATGTAATTTAGCATCCATACAAAACGCGTTTAAAGTTATTCCGGATTTCGTTAAATATTGACGTAATTTTTTGCGTATTATTTCGTCGCTGTTTGCTATTATTTTTGTTTCGTTCATTTTAGAAAGGTAAATCATTGTTTACTATTGGTGGCAAAGGTTGGGTTTTAACTTCGGTTTGTTCGCGCGGCTCCTGAAATGTTAAACTCATGTATTTTAAACCTTTTGCGCTGGTGTTAATCCATGCGCTAATTTGTTTCAGTTCCCCGTTTATTATCGCGCTACCTTGATAGTCCGGTTGTGTTTCTTTTGTTTTGTTGTCGTTTTTAAATAACGCTCCTGCATTGTTTTTTTGATCCATTTTTATTTTATTTTTTTAGTAAATCCATTTTATAAACCTGCGAATTAATCCCGTTTTTTCGCTTTCAACTTTTTGTTTTGTGGCGTGCCTTGTTCTATGTCTTTTAATAAACTCTTTTTCTTTACCTTCAGGAACAACGGTAACCGTGCCTTTTATAGCATCTTTAATGTAGTGTGGCGAATTAAAAAGTGTTGGCGCTTGTTGAGGTTTTGTTTTTAAATTATATTTGGTGTTTATTTCAGATACGTGGTCTAAAAAATTTAAAATTAATTTATTTGTAATTGGAATTTTTTCATTCCATTTATAAAACCCATTTAAGTCTATATTCATAATATTGTTACGTTTTAAAAATGTTCCTAAATAATTACTAATATTAAGTCTCCTCGCTTCTTCTATTATGCTAAATTTTATTTCGTTATCGCATTTATTTTTTAAATCATAACAAGCTAATAAATATTTATTAACTGTTCCTCCTCTTGGCCCTTGTCTGTTTTTCATTTTTATTTTATTTATTTGTTTTTAACTCTTCCCTACAAATTTTGATTATAAGCGAATTACTATGCAACGGCGTGTTATTGTCTATATTTTCAATTATATAGCTTAAAACGCCGCGTAACTCCTTAATTTGGTTCTTTAAATCTTTTATCTCTTCGTTAACTTCTGGATTCATTTAATTAAATTTTAATAATTTGTAATTCATTCGTAATTTTTCTTTCCAAAACTCCGATTCCGTTTTGTAGGCTTCGCAAATAGCCCTGAATTTTCCGTAGGTTGAATTCTTTGAGTAGATTATTTTTTTTGCTTTTACTTCTCCAATCCCTTTAACGCCTTTTATATTGTCGCTGGCATCCCCAACTAAAAACAGTTCACAAAGTAAATTTTCGCAATCGGTTTTTTCCATGTATTTAAATCCTTTTCGAACTTTAAATATTTCCCCGTTTTCGTCGTATTTTTTCAGCTGGTAATAATCAAAATGTAAACCCTGAATTTGTTTTAAATCTTTGTCGATGGAACAAACGATATAATCTTTTTCATGAAGCAACTGCGAGTTGTAAAAAATAAGGTCGTCCGCTTCGTATTCGTCGTGTGCAAATGAATTTTCCCAATATTCCAATAAATAGTCGCGTAACTCATTTACCCATTTATTCCGTTTGGTTCTATTTGCTTTGTACTGTGGATCAATTTGTTTTCTGAAATTGTTTTTACATTTGGTAAAAAAGTAATTTGTTTTTTCAACATTAAAATGTTCACCGATTTCGTTTAAAATATCAAAAGTTAGTTTTTCAAAACGATCGTAACCGCGCTGTAAAATTTCCATTTCAATTTCAAAGCGTTGTTTCTTTGCTTTGTACATTCCGCGTATTTCGGCGAAGTCGACAACCTTATAAACCGCTTGGTAAATAAGGCTATCTGCATCGAATAAAACTATTTTAGATTCCATTTTCATTTAAGAAATTGATTTGTTCTTTTGTTAATTCAAAACGTGCTTCAAGGTTAGCGCGTGTAAAATTCCCGTTTTGTATTTCAATAACCGCCGCTTTAAATCTTTTTGAGTCTAAAACCTGCGATCCCCCTGCATCATTATCTAAGTCGGTCACTAAGCCCAAAATTGAACTCAAACAGTACCTGCGGAAATAACTCACGCCACTACCGAAACATTGGTATTCGTTCATACCTTTTAATTGAACAATTGGAATTAATGTTGAACTTTCTAAACTTTCGCCGCTTTCACAATCGAATACCATTGTAACTAAATAATTTTGCCCTTCGTGGGTGTTAATCATTTGAGTAAATCCTAATCCGTTTTTTTGCATTAATGGATTAATGGACTCAAAAATTTTAGGTAGATCCGCGAATTTATACCCGTACCCCTGTGAAACTTTGTGGATGACTTTAATTTCCTGTTGGAATGCAGCCAAATTTTTAAATAGATTTTTCATACTTGTTTTTTTAATTGTTTTCAAATTTAATAATAATTTTTAATATAAACCTAATTTTTAAAAAAATATTACAAAAAGTTTTTTAAACCCTGTGCGCAACGATCAATCGAGTTAGCGCGCTCCATTAGGCTTTTAATTTGTTCTTGAATAGTTTCCCTGCAATCGGTTGTAAAATACCCTTGTGAAGTCGCTATTAACGGTAATAAGCTATTTGAACGAATGTAATTAACTAACTTTCTTAATCGTGGTTGCGTTAATCTTATTTTATACCCGTTATTTTTTAAATATTCATTCATTCTTGAAACTATTAACTCGGCTTTTATAGGATTATTCTTTTTATACGCCCTGAATCCGTGAATAACAATCGGTAAAATTTCAATTTCTTGATCCGTTAATTCATGCGTGTAATTTTCAAAGTTTGTAATACTCATATTTTACTATATTTATTTTTAATAAATTTCATTCGTTCTATTTGTTCTTTCGTTGGTGAAAGTCCTAAATATTTGCAAGTGTGATCGTTTTTTAAAATTGTTATTCCTAATCTTTTCCAACTTGCAACGTCTGAATTATGGCAACTAAGCATATCTAAATGATCTGGTAAACTTTGTATTCTAACTCGACGCAAAGTTTTACGACCATGCGCTGTAAATCCATTTAATTTAAATTCAATATTATTATCATTTAATTCTTGAATTGTTTTTTCAGGCAAACCACGTCCCACCCTTGCCCAGTATTTTATAGATTGGATGAAACGTTGCTTAAAATTTATAGCTGATTTATTTGGTAAAGTGTCTAAAAGAAATTTAACAAATGATTTCCATGTATGCCCTTTTGGTAATTTAAAACTATGATAGCTTAATTGTTTTCCATAAGTAGCTACAAAATTAGCACCATTAACACGGGCGCACAATGTAACCCAAACATGTGGATCAATTATTCGGTAAAGATTTAATGAAGATTTACTTTCACTCATGAATGGTGAAGCAACTCGCATTTGATGAATTGATAATCCGGCTTTCCAAAACATATCATAAAGTTTATTGTAGTCCCACTCAAATTTGTAATTTGCTATCCAAACATCTTCAGTTTTCCAATCGTAAATAGGATAACAATTATACGCATGTTCCGTATTTCTTTTAGTCCATAAATTACCACCGTGAGTTTGTTTGTTTTCGTTTACAATTGCACGCCACCTATTTAAACTTTCATGCGTTCTAATACCAATTAAACATGCGCATTCTTTACCTTGTGCATACCATTCTCCAAATTCATCCCAAAATTCTTGGTAACCCATGTTTTCTCTGAAAAATGGAAATTCATGATTATCAATATTTACAATGTATTTTTCTTTTGACATTGGTCTAATCCAACGGTGTTCATCTTTTGCACCCCAACATTGCCAATCTATTTCATAACTTGAAACCGTACATGGTAAAGTAATTGGTAAACAACACCAAAATACTTCTAATACATCCAAATTAGCCTGTACTATTCGATGCATAAAACTTAATGATTCGGTATAATTTGCTTCATTATCCAATACCATTAAACCTATTTTTCTATTTGGGTAATTTTTTCTTAATTCATCAATCATTAAATTAAGCATAACACCCGAATCTTTACCACCTGAAAACGATACATAAACACGTTCAAATTTATCTAATATATATCTAATTCTATTTACAGATTCATCATATACGTTATTTTCTAATATTCTAATCATAATTCTAATTTTAATTGCTTTACTTTTTGCCTATTTTCAATTTCTATTTTTTTATACGCATGATAATACTTTGATTTTATTTCTGTAAATCCAAGGCTTTTTAATGCGTAATCATTTTTTAAAATCGCAAAACATATTCTGCGATATGATGGAACTTTATTTCTTGTTTCTAATTCAATTGGTGCTTCATCTGGAATACCATTAGAATAACATCTTTGTTCCCACGTTTGAATGTATTTCTCTATTTTTTGTTTCATATTGTTGAATTATTTTTTCAGCTATTTTGTTTGCTTTATCTTGAATATCTTTATTCAATAAGCCCCAAGCTATTCGTGTTAAGTATTCAGGCGCTTTACATTTGTACATGCATGCGGCTGCGCCTAACCATGCTTTTCTGTTTTGATTTCGATTACTCAAATTAACATCACTTGCATTTTTCCACTCAATCAAAATTGTTTTGCATGTTTGATAAAAATCATTTGTGTTTGATAATAAATTTATGCTTTCAATCACTTTTTTATCTTTGTCAAGTACATCATTTGAATTGTACATGCCACACAAATAATCTTCCCACTTTTCGTATTCAATATATATTTGCTCCATGATTAATCAATTTCACCGTTATCACTTTCCCAAGCATTACTAAATTCTTTATTTGCAAATAATGAAGCTAATCCTGTAACTTGCTTTAATCTTAACAACTCATCTGTACTCATCCCTACATGCTTACAAATCCACGCGTCACCTTTGCCCATTTCAACTAATTCAGAAACTATTGTACTCATTAATTCAATTGAATGCGAACCGCGCGCCCTATTGTGCCTAATTGTTGACGCCATACGATCACCACGTCCTTGTTTCCATTGATTGATATTAACAACCGGTAAACGTCCATAAACACGCTCTTTTACATCCGCAACCTCTTTACCTACCCTATTTCTATGGAATCCATCAATTACAGTGATATGTTCATCTTCCTTAAAAGATACAATTGGTTGCGTGTATCCGTCTTCCATTATTGACTGCCTTAATAATTCCATTTCAGGCGGTGCAACTGCATTTGGATTGTAATCATTTGCCCTAACAGTTTCGTTTTTTACCCACAAAACACAATCAACTGGTTCGTTTCGCATTGGTGAAATTTCATGAAGCGCTATTTTAATTTCATTAATCGCATCAATTTGTTCATCTATACTCAAATTATCATAATTCGGTATTAATTCTAAAAGTTTTTCTTTCATTTGTTTAAATTTTAAAAATTATAATTTCCATTTACATCATGTGTTTCGTTTCCATTTAATGGTGGATTAAATACACTTATCAAAACAACTTCTGTTTCTGCGAAAAATACATGCGGTTGGTGATTGTCAACTAAATATGTTACACCCTCAATTATTTCGTGTCTTTGATTTGTTGTTAAATCAATTAAATACCCTTTGCCGGAAATACAAGTACACGCCTCTTTGTGGTTTTGATAATGCCATTTGTAACCACCACCTTTATTAATTACTGTTTTCATTAAAGCAAATCCTAATTGATCACTTTTTAAAACTGATCGATAACTTGTACCGCCATTAAAATTAACGCCTTTAACGTCTTTAAAATTTACTGTTTTCATATACTTTGTTTTTTTAATTGTTTACAAAACTAATCTAAATTATTAATATAACAACTATCTTTTTTAATTATTTTCGAAATTTTTTATTTTATCCTTGTAAATACTGATAATTTCTTTTAATTCTTCCGTTGTGAATTTTCGCGTTTTCTTGGATTCATACTTTAAAATAGAAAATTTGTAAAATCCGATTTTATTAATTAAGTTTTCCCTGTATTCGATTAAATTGCCGTGCAAATAAGTATTGCAGTATTCACATTGTAAATGTACATTGTCCTCGTTAAATCGCACATTCCAATGGTTATTCGCGTTGTAAAAATGTCCCGCGTTTTCTTTTAATGGTTTTTTATTGCAGGAAATACAGTTTTCCCCCGCATCGCGTAACCTAATAAACTTATTAAAAACCTGTTGCGTTAATTTTACGTAGTCCTGAATTGTCATTAAATCCGATTTTAATTTTGCTTTTTTCTTTTGCCATGCTTTATCTTTTGTTTCTTGAATCCACTCAGTAACGCAACCAGGATCAAAGCAATTTTTTTGTAGCGTTGTTATTGGTTGAAATATACCGCGGCAATATTTACATTTTTTTGTTCGTGTCATAATCCATTTAATAAATTTCCGATATGAATATTCAAACTTTTATTTTCCTGTTTTAACTTTAAATTTTCCAACTGTAAATCGTGGTTTCTGCTATTTGTGGCGCGTGTTACATTCTCGCAATGTGTAAAGTATTGGATTGATTCCGAAACCTCGCTTAAACTTTCGCGCATTGGTTCTAATAAATCGGATCGTTCTGGGTGTTTCTCTTCAATCTCTTCAATCGAGTTTTTTAGCCTGTAATAAAGTACGTTTAAACCGGCTTTCCTTTTCAACATTTCTAAACTCATAGGTTGATTTTTTTTGTTTTTTTCGACATTGTTTTATTTAATCTTTAATCAATCGACATTAAAATTATCCCGTTTTATCCCGCCTAATTTTTTTGACCTGATAATTTTTTTTTAAAATGGTAAATTATTATTCATTTCGTTAATTTTCTTTTCTAAGGTGCTTAACATTAACTCCGGTTGCTTTGTAGGAAATTGATTTGGTTTTTTTGGCCTGTAATCTTTTAACGGATCTATTTGATCAACTGTAAACCCTAATCCAAAATTGAAATTACATAAAATCGGAGAATCTAAAGCCGTCAATTCGCCACCGGTGTCTTTGTCTTTTATTTTTTCAACGTTTACCATTGTTAAATATTTGTGGGTTTCATGCTTAATTAATCGGTGAATTACAAACATATCATCACAACGATTTAAAAACGCTTTACCGCCTTCAATGTGATCTTTTAACGGTGGTTTTAAATGTCCTTTAAAAACGTGTCCATCTGGGTATAAATTACCACTCCGGCCGCTTTCACTATTCGGATGCGTATTAATATAAATTGTTTTACCTGTTTGATTTACAAATTGACGCGCTAAATTTAAAAATCTGTAATTACCTTCGTAACTCATTTCACGGTCTAATCCTGTAAATGGATCAATCAAACAAGCGTTGGCGTCGCTTTCCTCAAAGATTTTTAATAATTCTTCAGGTTTGTAAAGTTTGTTATTATCTACGAACTCAAAAAATTGTTCAATGTACGTTGAATAGCTTATTATTTCCTGTTCCGTTAATTCCATAAAATTTTGGCCGCTGTAAATTTGAATCATATCGCGTAAAATTTGCCCTTGTTGGTTTTCACCGCTCCACAAAATAAATTTAAGATTGTGTTTAATTGCAAGTGTCAAAAAATACCAATTAATAAAATAGGTTTTTCCTACATTGTCGTGGCCTAAAATTATATTCAGTTGTTTTGGTTTATATCTTAGATAATTATCCAAATTGCATCCTATTTCAAGGCCTTGTTTTATTTTACCGTTTCGATAATCGAGTAGGTAATTAATTGATTTTCCCGCCGAATTTTGCATTGTGTTCGAATAAGTGTTTTGCGAGTGCGTCCATTTCAGGTTCTAAATTGTTTTGAGGCACGTTGTCCCAAAATAAACCTTGATATCCGTTTTGGATTGAATTATTTATTACGTGTTTACATTGTTCATCTGAATATTGTTTCATTTTGTTTAATATAGATTCAATTGTCGCATCTTTAATTGGTTTTTTAATTTGTTTCCTGTAATCAATCCAAGCATCTAAAATAATTTCTTTATTATTCTTTACATTCTTGTTTGTTGTTAGTTGCGTGTTAGTTGTTTGTTGTTTGTTTGTTACTTTCGTGTTAGTCTCTTCATTTTCTGTTTGGTAACTATCATATTTACAAATAGTTATACGCGTAAATTTGTTTGTTGTTTGCATGTTAATTTCGTTTGTTTTTTCAAACTTTTTTAAAAGCGTTCGAATTGTCTGTAAACTGATATTTGTATCAATTGAAATTTTACCAAATGACGTTATTAACTGGCCTCTTTTAATTTCATTTCCCTGCCAAAATCCGTCTTTGTGGTTTGCTTTTAATGTTAAATACATAAACAAATGCACGGCTTCACTTTTATTAAACCACTCCCAATTTAAAAATTGTCGATGTATTCTAATCCAACCGCTCATCTGTTAATTTTATATAGTCAACTAAACATTTAATTTCCATTTCATTCATTAAATAATAAGTAGTTCCATGTCCATTTAAAATTGAAACTAATAAATTTCCTTCATCATCTCGATAAAATTCAAGTTCCCCGTTTTCATTTTCTGTTTTAATAAATAACTTCATAAATCTAAATTTTAAACATAAAAAAAACCCTTTAGCGTTCGGGTGCAGCCTACTAACTAAAGAGTTTTAACTCAAATTTCTATAAGTTCCTGCACGAACCGTTGACAAATATACAAATTATTTAATCAAATTCATTATTT